TACCACCATAGCTCGTAGGCATGGAGTACAGGCGGAAATCAGTTGGCCGCCATGCACTTACGTCTGTACTGTTGAATACCCCGCCCTTAATCCCCGTGAGGATAAACGTAGCGACATTCAGCATACCCTTGATATTGGCGCTGCTGACATTTGCCTTATTATCTCTTACGTCAAACGTCGTGACGTTCAGCGGCTCTTTGATGATAACTTGATACGTGCCCGCGCTAGCGTAGGTATGCGTGCGTAAGGCCGTGCCCGTGTAGGTGTCAGATAGGCCGTCGCCCCATTCGATGGTCGTGGCGGCAGAAACGCCGAAGCTGTTCAGCGTGAGGGTTTGGTTAGGCGCAGTCGTGACGGCTTCGAAATAGGTAGAGGCAGCCTTCTTCCCACTCAGCAGCAGCAGCGTTCGCTGGTTATTCCTCATCCCGCACCCCCTCGGTTACAAATAATACGCATTCTGTACTCTCTTACACCAAGCGCTCGACCAGCGCGGGCAGCCAGGCCGCCATGTCGCGCTTCACATCGTCCAAACTCTGCCAATTCTCCACGCTTGCATTGAGCGTATTGACCAGTTCCCTTAGCGTAAGGGTCGCCTCTTCCTTGGCCGCTTCTTCCGCCTGCTGCGCCAATTGCGCCTCGGTGAGCTTGCGGGGGTCATGCGCCTCGATCGCGTCAAGGATGCTCATCTGCTGCGCCGCCGTCAATTTGCCCGTCGCGTGCACAATCACTTTCTCAGCCTCAAACAGATGCGCGCCCGCAGATTGGCCCACCAAGGACAGGCCGTCTATTTCCGCGATGGTCTTCAGCTCAGCCGTCAAAAACTCGGCGTTGACCGTCTGCTGCAAATTGAATGCAATGTCTGCCATTATAGCGCCTCCACAACATATAGGAATGGTTTCATCTTTTCACCTGAACTGCTATCGTCTGCAACCATCGTAGCTGTACCTGCGCTCACCTTCCAGCGAATTTTGAATGTGTGCGAGGCGGCGCTTAGCCCCTCCACGACCCACGAAAAGCTTACGTTACGCAATCCTGTACCAGTACGAAACATGATGCCGTCCGTGCCTCCTTGCGATGCGCCGTCTACGTCCAAGTCCACCCAGGTACTACCGTCTGCGCTGTGCTTTGTGGCAGCAGTGAAGATCACCAACACATTTCCGCCGTTGGTGGTCATGGTCACGGACAAGCCCGTTGCATCCGCCCAGCTTGTTGAGGTGGTCGTGATGGCGTTGGCTAGCGTCACGCTGACTGACGTGGGAGACTTCAGCCAAAGCAGGTTATCGCGGATATGCAGATTAAAGTCGCTTGTTGCGAGCAGGTCGCCCGCCCACGTTTTTGGTGCAGTCCATGCCATGAGAGATGCCTCCTAGATTGCTAGCATTGAGCCGTCATCGAGCGAGTTCACGTCCAATACGGCGTAATTGTAAAAGTCAGTCGGCCTTAATATCCACGTCACGTTATGCGTCGAATCTCCGCCGCCCTCAATCGTGTGCTGCTCGCCTACGATCATATACAGTCTATCATGATTAAGGCGGTCACTATCAATGCGAATGACTTCTCCAACGAAGCGCCGATGAGCCGACTCCAAGCGCGCCGGGTTTTTGTTGGCATTGAAGCTGACGCTATTCACGCGCGGGCGGGCAAAGGAAAACCTATTCACGACGGTATTGGCGAAAGCCTGCGCCGTGCCCGCATCATCCACCAAGCGAAACGTGTAATCGCGCGCGATGATGTTATAGAGAATTTGCGAAGAGGCAGAGAAAGCGCGCACGCGGTCCGGTTGGCTAGAGATAAGCGGCGTACCCCGTACTCTGAGCAGCGTCACAAAGACCGAATTGATAGGGCTTGTGTTCTCGATGGTAATGGTCGCTGAAGAGCCGCTGAACGTGGTAGAAAGCAGCAGCGAGCTAGTATAGTCTGCGCCGCTACCATTTTCATTTTGCCGTCCAATGTAGTCCACGCCCGCCTGCGGTTGCAGCATATCCACGCCGCCCACGCTTGACCCGGTGGCTGAGTTGGGGTCCGTGTAGCGTGCGGTGATGGTGCGCGTCTTTTTGGGTTGCAACTCAAACGTGTCCGGGTTAGACCACAACACCGAGGCCGCCGTCCCTACGCGGCGCGGGTAGTAGGTGACGGTTACGTCATTGACCACATCTCCATCAACGCTGTAGTCTATGTCGTCAAGCTCAGTATCATCGAACGTATCAACCGCCGTTGCGCCTACGGCCCAGTGGCGCTCCAAAAACGTCCACGATCCTGCGCGCGCGGCATAGAAAAAAAGGCCGCCCAACTCCGCCGCTACAAGGTCTCGCAAATACGCCTGCACGTTGTCAATCGGCTTGTCGCCCGTGTAGGCTAGCGTAGACTGCCCATCGCCGACGCTTAACGTTAAGGCAGCGCTTGTAAAGAGCTTTGTGCCTGCGCCGTCAAGCGCGTAGCCCTGGTCGAGATAGGCAAAACTCGAAGCATACGGATAAACAATGCCGGAGCGCTCAAACACGTCCCGAATAATCTGCCCCGGTGGTACGTTGCGAAATAGCGGCTGATCGAATTGCGTAAAGAGCAGGTCGTCCGTTAAGTCAGTCACGATCAGGCGAAGCTTCCTGCTGCCCAATAGCCCGACATCATCGAATTGTAATTCCCGAATACGCCCCACGAATAGGCCATACGTGCCGATAGAAGTAATACCTACCACCTTCACCAACAGGCCGCGCTTGAGCAGTCCGTAGAATTGCGCGCCCGTGTTTTCAAAGTCAAAATTCCCTGCCGAGTTGTCAAGCGTGATGATGCACTGTGCAGGCGGGGCAAACTCATCAAAGGCCCGCTTCACGCCATACGACCAACGCGCCTCATTCACCCAATACGTCACATTCGAGAGTGCGTGCCCGTAGGTCTCGTCTTTGTCAAAGTCAATCAGCACCACATATTCAGCCATTGCCATCAGGGGACCATCCCCGGCGGCTTCCCGCCGTTATCCTTGGTATTGCGCTCCATCATGGCCGCAAAGCTTGCCCCGCTTGGGTCATTCAAGACAGTCCTTAACCAAGGCGGCGCGATGGCGTTAATGTCGACGTTGAGCGTGTAGCGACGGTCAAAGGCGTTGCGCAGGTTACCCGCGATCTGTGAAGAGCTTTTATTGCCAAGCTCTAAGTTAGTCGCCAGGTCTGCGCTTGCCCGGCCACTCACTTCCAAACTCGTCGCCGCGTTGGATAGCCCGGTATCAATGCCCTCTGCGCCCGTCTGCGCTTCCTGAAACGCGCTGACGAACGCCTCCGCGTCGAACGCCTGCAGGTTCTCAGGGGACAGTGCGTTCTCAATGGCCGTCAGAAAGCCCAAGTCGCCTGTATCCACGCCTTCCAACGTGGCCGCCTTGAAAATGTCCGCGAGTGCCTGCGAGGCCGCTGCGATCACCTCCGGGTCGTCTGACTGCGCCAGAATGCCGGGGATGAGTTGCTCTTGGAAGTAGAGCGAGCTTTCAGTTTCTTCGCCGCTTGTAAGCCGCAATTGGCGCTCGATGGCCGCGCGCTGCTCATCCGTTGTACCTTCGGGAAGCGCACCCATGATAGCGCGGTTGATGTCCATAATGAGCGAGTCGCCGCCCTGTCCGAAGATGTCAGAGAGCTTGATATTCTCGAATGCACGCGCAGCGGCTTCGGCGTCTTTGGCCATCTCCCCGACTGCCTTGGCCGTGTCTTGTGCGGCCTTCACCTGCTCATCCGTAAAGCGCAACGGGTCAGCGTCTGCGGCTTCTTTCATATCGGTGGCAATGCGCTGCGTCTCTTCGGCCATGCGCGACAAGCTGTCTGCGCTTTCGCGGTCCATAAATCGCGGCACTTCGCCCATTTCGTTAAGCGCCAAGCTCATGGCCTGTGCTTCCATGCGCCCAAGCCTGAAGAGGTTCATCTCATCATCGCGCGCCTGGATCTGTCTATTCACTTCATCTGCGCCCGCTTGGTACAGGTCTTGCGCAAATTCGAGACTGCGATTGACCGCGTTCTGCAGGCCCTCTAGAGAGCGCGCCCGCTCTTCGCGTTCGCTTTCCAGTCGCAGCAAGTCCCCTGCGCGTGACACCATCATATTCATGGCGTCAATCTGCATATCAAATCGCCCGCTCTCTGCTGCGTAGCGCTGCCCCCAGTTCAAGCGCTCAATCGTGCGCGTGCGGAGTTGATTGATATTGTTGATGAGTGACGGGTCTTCCGCCGCGAGCGCTATCGCCTGCTGCAAGTAGTCTGTAATAAAACTGTCAGGCGCAGCCGTTTCAAAGTCAGGAACGGCAAGGCGCTCCATGATAGACCGTTCACCAAGGTCATCAAAAACCTGATCGGTCATTTCCTTGATAATCTGCAACCTTTGTTTAGTAATATCCATCTGCACAGGATGCACGCCCGCCGCAACCTGCGCCATGCCCACTATTGACTCAATGCTTATAGCAAACTGCTCAGCGGCTTGGCTTGCTAAGTTTTCGATCTGAACCTGAAGACGTCCTACGGCTGTCACACTAACAGTCGCAGCATCCCCTAGTCGCTCCACCGCGCGCGCCCCCTCTTCAAGCGTTGCCATCTTGAAGGCTTCTTCGCGGTTCAGTGCTTGCCCGCTTGCAATCAACTCTTCAATGCGGTCTCTCACTCGCCCCGATGACAGACCAAAGCTGTCAAGGCGCATGACCGATTGATTAGCCATCATGAGGCCGAAGTTGTTGATCGCGCTGCCCAGGTCTTCCGTCGGGGACTTTAGGCGCGTGACGAGGCCGATGATTTGCTCAAGCTCTTCCGGGTTCTCTGCGATACCCATGCGCAAGAGAAGGTTTGCGCCCGTCTGAATGTCGGTATCTGAGGCCATACCAAGCGTGGCTTCGCGCAGGCGGGTCATCATATCTTCAACGCTCGTCATGGGGCTTATCATCTGCTCAAAGATGGCGGCGGTTTGGTTACTCACCGTGCCCGCGTTATACATCTCTTCCGCGAAGCCCTTCAGCGTGCCCAACCCGAAGCCCAGAATGCCCGCGCCCATGAAGGTCGAGAATGTGTTATTGAGACCCTGAATTTGGTCGCCAAAGCCCTTGGAAGCTTTGCCCACGTCTTGCGTGGTCTTCTCAGCTTCCTTCATTTTGCGGTTATACTGATCCACGCCCGCAGTATCGGCCTCGACGCGCATCCTAACGCGGGTTGTTCTCTCAGCCATTACAGCGTCTCCGCAATCAGCAGGGCGGTTAAACTCCCTGCGTCTACATACTCCGCCTTCACTACCGCCGTCCTATACAACTCAAGCCGCCTTTGTCGCCATACGTCATAGGCAAGCCATTCATTGCGCTCGCGCTCACTCAGGCCCCACCAATCGCGCTCGATGCTCCACCCGTTGCGCGCACAAATTCGCAGGACTGCCAAATCGTGTGCATCAAAACGAATCAGCACGGGAATTCGCCCGCGCTTCGCCCTCCGTGAATGTCCGCATCATGAGCATGGTGAGCTTGGTCACGATGCTATATTCGAGCGTGTCTTGCAGCGCCTTGACGCGCTCTTCCACCGTCTCGCCCGGTATCTCAAGCTGCACAAAACGCAGCAAGCGGCGATACATGCGCTCGGTATTGGCGCGCTCCTTCGCCTTCAAATAGCCGGGGTCCTGATAGTCATACAGCGGGCGCTTGTCATCGCCCACGCCCATGATAGGCGGCACAGGGTCGCTTACTTCCCAACCCGCTTCCATCTGCTCTTGATACGTCAAAGCACGGCAGGGGATGACGAGCACCTCATCCCCCACTTCAATCTCGGCATCGATCATGCGTGGCCGCAAGTCGGCCAGGCTCTTAATGTCGATGCGCTTCTTTTCTGCCTTCTCCTGTTTACCCATCAGAACGCGCTCCAATCATTCGTTTCCAGCGATACGCGGAAGCGGTACACCTGCCCCTCGCCCCCGATGTAGTTCAGCCCGTTGATACTTGCGCTGTACAACACAATCCCGTTGTCCCCGTTGGGGTAAGCGCTTTGACGCAGGCGCAGATGCACAAGGGCGGTAGTGCTGGCGATAGTGTAAATGTGGTTGTTGTTGGTCAGGAGTGAACCTAACACCACGTCGCCATTACGGCCCCCAAGATGCGGTAAATAGCCACCTGCGATATTGGGTTCCCGTCGCCAGTCGTAGGTAAGGTTCACACTCGAATCAGTGGCATACCCCAGCGCCGTTGCATTGGCGCTTGCGGTCACGGCCCCTGTCCAGTAGTGAACCTGTCCCTCAGTCCAGCTATACGCCTCACCCATTCGCCATTACCCCAGATACCCGGAACCCGTCGGGCCGTTCATCGCCAGAATGTTATTCAGCGTCAGCGCGATGGTGTTCTCTTCGTCGCCTTCGCTGAATTGCAGGCTGGGGAACGGCACGCCGTAAAACTGGTAGTAGACGCCCGTGTTGCCCTTCTCAGGCTGCTTGTACTTCAGTTCCAGATGGTACATAGGGACGCTCGCACCAGAGCCGGAAGCCGGGATGGCATTCGTACCTGTCCAGCCGAACGTAAAAGATGCGTTGATCGGCTGCTTGCTGACCATCTTGTTATGATGCGGAATACCGCGCTCCATGATGGTGGCAACAGTGGCCGCACTGGTAAACGTGAAGTTACGCACGAAACCCACCAATCCACTCGCCGGTGCGCTTGCAGTTGCAAGACCCGATCCCGAACCACTCGCCTGCACCCAACGCAGTTCACCCTCTAGTCTGTTTCTGACTTCACTCATTGTCTGCCTCTCCTACCGCTCAGCTTTTGTATTGTCGATACACCCAATTATAACGCATAAGCATGCGTTTCCGCACGATGTCGGGATTTGGGTCTGGCGAAGTCTCCAGCGTCTCAAATTCCCCCAGGTCAATCTTGAACGTCGTGGCCGTCGGCGTGCCCGGCACAGTCAGGTAATTCTGAATAACAATTCCCTGCGACTTTCCAGCCGCCGCGCGCGCGAAGCTTTCCATCAGGCCCAACTGCGCCAGCCAGTTGGGGTCACTTCTGCTCACCCAGGCGCTTACCTCAAGTAGTGCGCTCGCCACTTGCCCGTATTCCGTTTCAGACGCATGGTTGCCCTGATATTCGCGCGTCTGCGATACGTCGATGTGAAAGAGTGAGTAACACGGCACGCTGATGCCCTGCTCCGGCATGGTGAAGACATAAGAAAAGGTGGAGGCCCAGCTTGGCAGCGTGTAGGCGCTCGCAGCGTCTATGAACCACTGATTGATCGTGGCCCTGACATTAAATACGGAGCTCGGGTGAATTGTCGTCAAGGATCACTCCCTCCACATCTTCCGCAATGCCCTTTGCCAGCTTGTCCGCCGCTTTGGTCGCTTCCGCGTCAATAAACCCGGCGGGCGCTTGCATGGATGAGCCTTCGTTCAGGTTGGCCACATAGGGCACGCGCGTTCCCTGCGTAATCTCAAAGCCATCCTGCCCCACGATCCAGACCGCATCACTTGGGTCCACTTCCGGCCCCAGTTGCCGCAGGAACTCCGGCGTGAATGCGCCCCAGCTTGCGCGCGCGCGTCCCGTGTCTACCGGCATTCGCTTTTTAATCTCGCCCATCAACTCCAATGATACCACACGCAATCGCTTTTTCATTCGTTCCCGCATGACCGGCTTGAGCTTTTCGCTTCGCTGTACCTCACGCGTGAGTTCGGTGTAGTCTATGCTGACCTTCATTTGATCGCCTCCAATCGCACGTAAATCTCATACGCCACGTTGATCCTCGTTTGGAATGCCTCTAACAGCGCCTGCGGGTCTTCCTGCAAGTGCGCAAACATCGGCGTGAGCGTGTAGGTGGGTTGGCTCATCAATCGCAAATTCACGTGCGCGGTATTGTAGCGAAAGGGCGCGCCCTCTTCCGATGGCGTGAGCGAGTGCGTAAAGGTCTGTTCGGTGATGAGGCGCGTATGCGATGGGTCCGTGATCGCGCCGTTGCTCCAACCATACGGGCAGAGAATGTGCGCCACTGCGCCAGGCGTGAGGACGCGATACAACTCCGCCATGAAGGCGTACCAACCGTCTTGGCACTTACTGAGCGCCACTGCTCGCTCACTAACGCCCCGCGTGTGAATGGCGTGCGGGATATGTTCGACCAGATGCGCCAGCAGCGCGCCGTCGAAACTATTATCTTTCCAGGGCCAGGGGTAGGTGAAGAGGTCGACGGTCTCATCAATGCCCACCTCCTTGTTTTTGTCCACGTTATGCCACAGCGGGTAATCATAGATGGCCGCGTCTATCAGATGATGATGCGCAGGCCGTGTACCCGGTAGTGTAATGGTCCCTGCGCCTAAGTGCAAATAGGGTTTCTGATTCATGCGTGTCTCCAATCGACAATCGCCTTGCATCGCGCATCCCACGTGTGAGGCATGGCCCATGTTTGTGCCTGCTGCGCCTTTTCTTCCAGCATAGCGGGGAAAGCAAGGATTGTGCGAATCTCATCCACTGCGTCGGTCTCAATTTCCCACACGCCCGGAATGCCCAGCGCTTCAAAATCTCCGCACGGATCGCTGACAATGCAGCAACCCATCGCGGCGCTCTCAAAAATGCGCTGCGCCACGTCCCCGCGCGCGCTCAGACATAGGCTGATGCGTGCATCATGATGCGCGTCTCGGTAAGCCTCATAGACCAAGCCCGTGCCCGCTAGTACGCTCAAGCCCGCCGCCCGCAGTCTCTCCACCAACGCGCGCCGCTGCTCATACATCACGCCCAGCAGCACCACGTCATAACGCCGCTTGCCCATTGGGATGAGCGAAGGCGTGAAAAGCGGGTCATAGGCGCATGGAAGCCACGTTGTATTGTCCTCGAATGGCTGTATAGTCACGGCCTTGTGCGCGAGAAAGTAATGGTCAGCCTGCGCCGCGCGGTAGTCCCTCACGTGATTGTCCACACCATAGACTACGACAGGCGCTTTGTACTGCTCGCGCAACACGGGCGCATAGGGCAATAGCGCCGGGTCGCTGTCCATGATGAGGATCAGGTCAATCGGCGTGTCAGGATAAGGCGGGTTCGGTTGCCAGGTGAATGCATCAGGCAACTTCAAGCCCCAGATGAAGCCGCCGTGCTCCGGCCCCACGCTATACACGGTGTGCCCCAAGCGCCGCAGCGCATCGAGACAATAGCGCCCCGATGCGACGGCGTAGTGATTGGCAAGTATAAGGATGTTCATGTTAGCGGGTCATCCGTGCGCTTGTAGTCGTGCATGGGCCAATACCCGGTTACGGTGATTTGTGGGCGTGGATTACCTGTAGCGTACATCGCTTTCAATATGGCGGCCTCGGTATCTCGGCTATCCTGACTCAACTGAATCTCTCCGGCTCCCTGATTTCCCCAAAAAATCGAAGCATATGGAACCTCTTCCCACTGCAGGTCCATCTCGGCGATAAAAACAGGGTCGCCATCATCGCTGCGCCACCATGCGCGCCGATGTGCCCTTACAAGCGTTTTCCCGTTTTCGGTGGTTTCGGTCTCATCGCTGTCTTCAACGTCAAGCCAGCCAATGCAGCGTGTCTCGTCATACACGACGGCCTGACGGGGCCAGCGCTGCTCTATGTTTTCCTTGATCGCCTCCGCCACTTCCTCAAGCGTGGCGAACATGCCATGATAGGTGTCGTGGTCGTCAATGTCAGTGCTGAATAGTGCGTACATCAGTCATTCTCCCGTGTAATAAACTGCGCTGTGTTGTCCATCCACTCATATCGAGGACTAGCATAGATGATATGCTCATCCTTTCGCGGCCCCGTCCATTGCCCCTTATACACAATATCGGGGCGCACAGGCGGGTTATAAAGCGAAGAGTAATTGCCAAACAGACGCCCCGCCCAATAGTTGGGCCTGCCAATTACGCCCATAGTGGTAATTGTGCCATCAAGCCAGCGCCACGACATCTCTGTATATTGGTAGTCGTCAAACTGCCCGCGATACAAGAACTCCCGATCTGCCACCTTTCGATAGACCCCATTGATGAGAACTTCATCTTCGTCAATGGTCTTACTTGCTCTTATACACAACCAGTTACCGGGGATAGTAAGGGCCTCTTCAGGCAAGTTACACCCCCCCTTAACTTCGATGTTGTTAGGGGAGTGCTTGTGCAGAACGTAGTATTTCCACTTCTTTGTCATCAGTCATTCCTCCTGTTTACCAGAAACTCGCATAGACTGCTCGCCCGCCTGGGCGAAGCTTACCACTCTCTAGCCACTTCACACGAAAGCGCGCCGCCGATGCTGCAAAGTAGGGCGAGCCGCCTGTGGAGCCTACTTTGTGAATGAGCGTGACCGATGGCGCGTAGAGCGTTAAATACCCCGCTTCCTTCGCCTGCAAGCACAAGTCCACGTCCTCAAAATACATCCTGTAACCCTCATCAAAGCCGCCCAGTCGCTCGAACAGATCGCGCCGAATGGCCAGCGCTGCGCCCGTCACCCATTCCACCGTGCGCTCTTCACCTACTTCCCAGTACTGCGGGTTTTTGTAGCCGAGGCAGCGGTGGTAAGGCTGGGCCTTTGCATCGAACAGGCCACCCGCGCTTTGAATGCGCCCATCGGGGAAGAGCAGACGCGCACCAACAATGCCCACACGCGGGTCCGTGAAAGCCGCCCGCAGCGCTTCATCCCAACCATGCGAGAACTCAGGCACGCCATAAACGTCCTGATTGACGAAAAGCAGCACATCTCCCGCTGCCCGCTTAGCCCCTGCATTGCAATTGCCCGCAAAGCCAAGGTTATTCACGTTGCGCGCAGTAGCGGCGTTGGGGATGAGCGCGGGCAGGAAGAGCGCTGGACTTGCATCATCCTGCACGAGCCACTCGATATTCTCGCGGTCAATGCTCAGCGCTTGCAAACTGTTGAGCGCCGTCATGACACTCACGAGGTCGTTGTAGGCGGGTACTATCACGCTAATTCTCATTCCTGCACCCCGTTCATTTTGCGCAGCGTCTCTTTCACGCCATTTATCACGGCCTCTAGCTCTGCGCTGTATTCGTGACTGAGCAGGATCGCACCATCTTCATAAATGGCCTTGATTTCCACCGGGTTAGCCGTCATGCGCTGCGCGATGATGAAATGCATGACGTCTACGAAGCGATCAAAGCAACCTAGCCACTCCGCTTCACCATCGAAGAAGACTAGCCAAAACGGAGAAGCGGGCCACACGTCCGCAATATGTGATGCGTGGTAAAAGGTCATAGCGCACGCCCAGCGTAATACGACATGGCGCTTGCTGCAAAGGCAAACACGGGCAGCGGCCATAGCCCGGCCATGCACGTCACCACAAACACGAAGATTGCAAAGATCATGAGCAGAAAAAGCAAAGCCTTGAGGATAATCATGGGGTAACGCCTCCTGTATTAGTCGTTACCCCAATTATACCATACTATCCGACTAGCAGAGGGGCGCGCTTCTTCAACACGCGCTCCACGCCTGCGATCACGTTATCCGCTGCTGCGTCCCATGTCTGCGTGCGCGCCCATGCCATGCCCGCCTCGGCCATCTGCGCACGATACGGCGCGTCCTCATACAAGCGCTGCAACTGCGCTTTCAAATCGTCCATATCGGGATACTTGTCTTCAGCGTTGCCCCACGTGCCCGGCGTGCTGTAAGGGATGGGTTTGATGAGGCATCCGCGCCCGCTGACTATCTCCGTACCGCTGCAATAGTCGAGCGCCATCGATACGACGCCGCAAGCCATCGCCTCTACCAAAGGCAGGCCATAGCCCTCACGGTGGCTAATGACCATATGCGCATCCATCACGTTATAGCGCTCGCGCAATTCAAACAGGCCCGCCGCGAGCGCCTGATGCTTGTAGATGAGCTTGCTCTCATCCCAACCAAACGACTTACAAAGCTGCGGGATGTCCCAACCCGCCGGGCTGACCGCGTCCATATCGACCAGATAGCGAGCCTTTGGCTTATCCTGCGCAAACTCGAAGAAGGCGCGAAGCATCAAGCTAATGCACTTGCGCCCTTGATTCATCGCGACTGTGCCTACCACGAATGCGCCCTCTTCAATGCCAAGTTTCTTGCGCAGTTCTGCCCGCTCATCGTCGCGCATCTTGTAGAAGGCGCTCAGGTTCACGCCCGGAATGCACAGGCCCACCTCATGCCCAGCTTTGGCGAATGCCTGCTTGCCGAAGCGCGAGATGGTGAAGGCTTCGTCAGCTTTGGCCAGCGTATCGAGCCAAGCAGGGAAGATGGGCACGCCATCGACGGGCGTGATGAGAATGCGGCCATACTGCGACCAGTCGAGGCCGCTATTATAGAGCTGCTCATGGTAGGGAAAGTCCTGAATACTCAGCACCAGATCAGGCCCCCAAGCGCCGATCATGTTAACGGTCTTCTGCAACCAATCGGGATGGCCTGCGAGTGACCCTACCCAATAGGGCAAAGGCGCGCCCTCGTGCATTGGCGGGAGTAACCCGTCATATTGCAGCGAAGCCGCCATGACTTCATAATTCCGGGCTTTGAGGCGCGTGCCAATCTCATCCGCGATCCTCCCGTAGCCGCTAGGCACGCCGCTATCGCTCAGGATGAATATTTTAGGCACGATTACCCCTCCAGTGTCCTTACGCTCAGCGCCTGCGCCGAAGCCGTCGCGCCGAACGTGACCGCCGCCAGCGCCACAGCATTCACCCATACCGAGCGATTGCCAGAAAAGTTACGCAGAATCAAGTGCTGGTCGCTGATTTGCATCATGTTGCGCGCCGTGCCCGCCGTGACCCACGTGCTGCCACTAATCACGCCCAGGTGATGCCAGCGGTCCGCGTCGGCAATGGTAAAGGTCGTGCCATCGACTTGAGCCGAAGGCGGGCGGGCGAAGAAATGGAAGGCAAGGTTGCCGTTGCCCGTGCCATTGTCGTACACAGAGACCTGCGTAATCAGGCCGTCCTTGCTGCCGATCACGAGCGGCACTTCAAAGGCGCTGCCCACCGTGTCATAAGCACTGTAGGCGCTCGCGGTAGTCACGCCGGGTATAACGTGCGCGCTAGGGTAGTTTAGCGTCATGTGTCCTGTCCTTTGGCTATGATATAGCTATACGTGTTATTGATGCGCTGCGGTTGGCTCTCGCTCTCAATGCGGAAGGTGAAGCCACGCCACACTAGCTCATCCTGCGCCGTGAGTGGTTCACTGACCGTCACGCGGAAGCGCGCGTTAGTCGACTGCCCCGCCTCGGTTTGGGCTTCCTTCAGCGCCTGATCCTGATAAAAAAGAGCCGTGATGAGGCGCTCAGCATAATAGGGCGTCGGGCCAAAGCCTGCCACACTTACGCCCGTTAGCGCGCTCACATAACGCCGCCACGTGGCTGTCTCGCCATGCTGCTCCTGGATGTGGCGCGTATTGTCCGTGATGCGCTTCTTGCCCTTTGCGCCCCGATACATGGCCTAAATCTCCTCTTGTGTGATCGACCACGACTGCAAGCCCGCGCTCAGGTCTGCCTGCTCGTGCTGCTCTTCCTTCAGCTTAGCATACAGCGAGTTAAGCATGTCCATCGCCCGCGTATCGTCATAGGATGAGCCATCCGGGGCACGCCATGACGCCCGCTTGAGGCTGTCAAACATGAGGGCTTGTACCGCCTCCAAACTTGCGCCCAACACACCGCCGCCTACTGTGTTGAAATGGGCAATCTCGCCATCGCTGAACACGCTGTATGTGTAAGTCAGGCGAAAGGCTGAATTGGCACTCACTACGCCACTGAAGCTGACAATGCCACTCGCGTCGAATGAGCAACCCGTTGCAGACCAACCGCCCGCCGCAGGCACAAAGGCCGATGCGCTCGTCAGGTTGGCCTGCTCTGTGTAGAAGGTCGTGGCTGTACCATCCCCGTAGCGTGTCACGTCAGCGCGCCGAGGCTGGTCTTGGATGCGTAGCCTGATTTGCTGCGCTGTCGTGAGCGTCATGCTATTCTTCCTCTACGGGTTCGGCTTCCGGTTCTTCCGGTTCTTCGCCTGGGTCAGATTCCTTGACCACCTTCTTGCTCTTCTTGGCAGGGGCGGCGGGCTTTTCAAGCTCCTGAATACGAGCGAGGGCCTGCGCCAATTCCTGCTTCAGCGTGTCAAGCGCTTCAGTCAACTCGCCTACCTTGTCGCTCGTCTCTTCCACTGCCTCGGCCATCGCGGCCTTCTCTTCGTCAGCCTTCACGAGGTCCAAGACGGCATTGGCCGAGCTTGGGTAGTCTCGCAGATACTGCGCAGGCGTCAGCACGCCCTCTCTCACGTTCACGAGGTAGTACTGCACCATACCGGAGAGCTTGTTGAACTGCGCCGGGTTATTCAGCGTCTCGCGGAAGCTCTCGATGTAGTCAATGACCTTTTGGCCCTCAGGTGTGATCTGGCCGTTCTGTTCAAATACGATCATGCTGCGTTCTCCTTAGATAGGGGAAAGGGGAGGGTTGCCCCTCCCCGCGTCCTGTTAGCTGACGGTGGGTGCAGTTGTGGAGCTGCTATAGAACCACGCGCGATCATCCACGAAGCCCGTGCCGAAATAACCCTGCACGAGATAGCGGATGCTGTCAGTTGTGAGCCACGATTCGCTCGTCACGCCGCGGCTTTCCTGCACGACGTTGAACGCCTCCAGCTGCTGGAAGACGAAGCTCATCACTGAGCTATCGACCAGTGCCCAACCGTAAGCGGTGGACGTGCCGAACCAGGGTGAGATCACGATGCGCTGAATCATGCCACGATAGTGATTGATGTCTGAACCCGTGCCGCGCACCTCATTGGTCGTATTGCCACCCACGCGCGTCAGATCGCCCGTCAGCAGAAGCTGCTTGACCGGGATTTCCATACGCGGGCCGATGATGATGGTGTCCGGCTGGAAGCCCAGGTAAGCGCCGCTGCGGCGATCCCGCGCCGTGCTGATGATATTCACGGCCTTTTCAAAGCCCGTGCCGTTGAAGGTCAGGGCCTCGGTGTTTGCGCCAATGTCATTGTCGCCCGTCGTCACGTTGCGCGTATAGTTGGCTGTCGTGGTGATGGCGTTATACACGACCTCTTCTTCGGTCATGCGACCGCTGCGCCCCAGGTCAGGGCCAACCTGCCCGATCTTGCCAATGCGGTCAAAGCGGATGTCATCCACCTTGAGGCGCACGATACCCGCATAGCGCTTGTTCTTGATGAGCGCGCCACCCTCGAAGCCGCCTTGCAGTTCCGGTACTTCCGTACCGCTCGGAACTTCGGGCAGTGTGCCGATAGCGCTGTCGCGCAGGTATTCTTCCTGCTCACGGGTCGAAGTCATCACGTGCGCGAAGCTATTCCACGTCGGCTCGATGCCGCGATACGTGGAGAAAGCCATGTAGCGAATGCCATCGCGCAGCATGTTTTGTGCGTCCGGGGAACCTACGAAGGCTTCTAGGAAGTTGCGCGTGTTGGCCTCATAAGCCGACTTGTGGAGGGCCTCCTGATAGGCTTCGAGTACGTCGAAGTTCACTTCCCCGGCGTTCTCGTGGTCAATCGTCTCGCGCTTCCAGGTGCTCTCGCTGCGCGGGTCGCCAATGTTGATGATAGTGCTTTTCTTCGCCATGTCGGTCTCTCCTAGTAGTAGCCAGCGGCATTAAAGGGATACGTGATGAGTACGTCCATCTGACCAGTCCCTGCCGGACCCGTATTATACCACTTGATGACGCGACCCACCGCCAGCGAAGGAGCCGCCGTGCCTGACACCAGCGTCGGGGCTGCCGTCTGCCACGTTGCACCCACGCCCGTCAAGCCCGTTGGAGCATTGACGCCTGAACCCGTAGTAGTAGGATAGACCGGAGTGCCGAGCGGAATTGCGCCACTGAATGCCGCCGAAACGCGGAAGACGCCCTCACGCGCAAAGAGCAGCGCGGTAGCCGTCACGATACGACCTGCCTGGTCGAAGGTGGGGTTGGCCTGCAGCGCGATGCCTGCGCCAGAAGGGGAAGCCGCACCGATGGCCGTGCCCTCTACCGCCTGCCCGCTGTACTTGAGCCAATCGCCAGGGTTGATCTTGTTGGAAGCCGAGCCGAAATCGATGTTGAACTTGTACTCCATCGGAATATCGAACACGGCGTCTTTTGCTGATACCGCCATTGTAGTCTCTCCTCGTTAGTTGCGTCCGATTTGCGCCATGCGGCGCGCCCAGTCCTCAGAATTCTCGTCAGGTTCCGGCAGCACATGCATCTTCCGCACCGGAGCAGCATTCACTGTTTCCATGACGGCTTGCACCTGCTGACCTGCCCCGCGCACCGGGACGGGCGCTCGCACGGCCTGTGCCTTGTCTTTCTCACGGGCCATAATGCCCTCCCACTCATTGGGGTCGCTGCTCATTAACTCCTCGCGCAGCGCCTTCACCCATTCCGCAGGCAAACTCTTGACTTTCGCCAGCGCGTCATTGACTGCCAACTCCCGCCTTACCCGCATCAGTTCCTCGCGGGCAGCCACGATCTCCGCTTGCAGCGCCTCCGCCTTTGCCTGCTCGACTTTCAACGACCCGGACAGCTCATCCGCCAAGGCTTTTGCCTCCGTAATGGCCTTGTCCTGTCGTACAGTCTTCATCTCATTCTGCACCCGTTTGACGTACTCCGGGCGCATGGCAAACCACTCTTCAAACGACAAGCTTTCGAGCACTGCGCTTAGAATTTCGTCGCCCGATGAAGCCGCCAGGTAAGTTCCGCCTGCTGCGGGCGTGGTCACGTCATCCACGCTATGGGCCGCCGTGATGGCCTCGACCACCAAGCCGCCGTCATCGCGTGAGCGCGCCTGCCCCACTGCATTGATAGACAAGCCCGCCAGACTTGCAGGAGCGCGCCCGCTGAGGATGTCCTCGGCAATGGCCAGCGCATCCACGCCCGCCTGCGTGCGCGTGAAGTGGCGATCTGCCCGCAGCGCTCCCTCTTCATAGCGTACGTTCGAGTACCACCCGGTAATCTCACGGATGCTGCGCTCGCGTCGCTGTTTGAGGTCCTGCGCGGTGGGGTGATCGGCGTATGCCTTGACGCCCTCAAACACAGGCGCGGCCTGCTGCAAGACCGCCTCCGGATACTCGCGCTTGTTTTTGCTCTCGCCCGGCCTGATGAGCACCACGTTTTTGATGACGCGTGCTTCGCTGTCAATCTGCGCTTCGCTCAAATCGCACGCGTGCGCTTCTAAAAATGCCTTCATCCAATCCTCCCCGATCTGCCCGCCGCCATAAAGCCTGCCAAAAACGCCGAAGCGCCCGAATCTTCTAACCATGCCCCGAAACTCTGACGCGGTGGCTCCGTCGCATTCGTGAGCCAGTTGGGATCGATCACCGGAATAATCGTGCACCTACAATTGGGGTGCAACGGTGGTCGCTCCACGTCATTGATATTATACACGCGATTTGCTTTTTCTAAGCAACTAGGACACAGGCGCTCATCTCTCGCTACGATCCATTGGTATCCGCTGAGTACATCGGCGTTTTGCTGGAAGATGGAATATGCACCATCGTTGCTGACTTGGTTTACTGTCGTGCGCGTAATGGTTTGCACGCGGTTAAAGTTGGCGCGGTAGCCCCTGCGTCGGTCTGTTGAAATGCCCATCGTCTCGCGCAACCGGCGCATAATGTCGGGGATACTCTCTCCTTGACTTGTGCCTTGCAGAACTTGCGCGCGCAATTGCGGTAAGAGAATGTCCATCTCAGGCGCATAAAAATCGCGCCAATCGACACCGAGTAGCTGATAGATCATTTCAGCATAGGCATCCTGCGAGACGGGTTGAGCACTGCTGAGCAGGTCAATGAGTTGCGCAGGCGGCGGCGTAGGTGCATTGGGGCGGAACTCGCTTACCGTGTTCACGTCTAGTTCCCACGCCTGCCCATAGTAGCCCAACACGTAAGCCGCCGCCGCATAGCGCAGGCCCGTGCGCTGCAAGCTTTGCGTCAGGCGCGGGAGTTCTTCCTCTAGCGCCTCATTCACTTCCGCGCGCCAGATGGCCGTCATGCGATCCGATGAGGCGGTATTCACGTTCAGGCGCTCAGCGCTGTTCTGCGCCCTCGTCCTTATGGTTTGGTAGGTGCGTGTATAGAGGCGCGCCTGCTCTTCCACTGCCCGCGCCTCTAGCGTCATGATCAGGCGCTTAATCAGCGTCTCCGCATAGCGCAACCCCAAATGGGGCACGTCAGCCGCCCGCACCCAGTCGGGATCGAGCACGCGCTTAATTTGCTGCTTCGTTACGCGCCCCACGCGCTTCCTCCGGCGTCTCTTCTTCTTCCTCTTCAGTCTGCGGCGGTGCATTCAGGCCCAACGGGTTGAACGGGTCCGGGCGCTGTCCCATCTTAATCTCGCGCATCTTGCGGCTCTGCTCTGCGGCCATGCGCTTAGCTTCCACGCTAGGATCAAGCCCAAGCTCTTCCTGTGCAGAGCGCTCGCTTACCAAGGCGTTATTGAGCATCACTTCATACGCCTGCGCCATCGTGAGGAGATTTTGGCTTGTCACCGGCTCATAGGCCACCTCAAAGGCATCAATGGCGAGTACGGGGTCTTCCTTCTGCTGTGTCTCGTCATCCATCGCAGGCTTATACACAGGCTCCCAGTTAGAGTCCTGTACTTCCACGTATTCCGGCAACTCACCCGCATCGACCAGCTTCTGAATGACGCGCTTGAAGAGTGGTATCCAAAGCTGACGCACGAGAATGTGTTGGAAGGCTTCAAACTTGGCTAGCGCGGGCAATTCCTGCTTGGTGGCTGATGCGAGATTGGCGTTCTCGCCATCGGCAAAGAAATACTCAGGCAAGCGCGCGCCAAGAATGACCATCAGGCGAATGGCGCGCCCAATGTATTCCTCCCCGCCGCCGCTTGCCGAGTTGTTGACCGCCATTAACTCCTGCTTGTCTGAGCTAATGTAAGCCGACCCAGGCGGAGGCGGTTTGCGCCAAATACTCTTCACCGCCGCCAGCACTTCCGCCGTTGCATTGGCGACCTTGACGTGCCAGTACACTGCATTCCGCCATTTGTGCTGTCGGGCGCTTTCCTCATGGAAGGCCTTATCAGCCTGCAACCAAGGAAGTAAGCGGTAGAGGTCAGGCCGCCCGCGCAATTCATAGGCGTGGCGATTGATGGCGCAAAAGAGAATGGAACTCGCGTCTACGATCTCGCGCTCCGTCATGGTCTGCGACGTTGGGTCATCGCCTTCGGTGAGATAGTAGAAAAATTCATAGGAGATGGGTCTGCGGAAGAAACCGCGTTCCGTCTTGATCGCGCGCAGTTCCCATGGCCGTTGCGGTACAGCCACGATGCGCTCGGCATCCTCGAAAAAACGCAGGATGATTTCGCCGTCCGTTTGCAGGTCCACAATCGCCTGCTGCTCATACTCGCGGATGGCGTTGTCGGGGTCTTCAATGAACTCCATCAGCGCATCATGAATAGCCTTGTTTTTGCAGGTCAGGTTGAAGCCGTCGCCCACCACGAAATCGCGCGTGAATTGCACGATGGAATTGGCCAGCGGGTTACGCTGATAGGCCGCGTGGGTAGAAGACAAGACGCGCTCGCGCGTCATCCAGTCCCACTCTTTCAGCGGGTCTTCTGTGGTGGGGCTGACCGGGCCATCGGTGGGCGCGCGGTAGGGGTTGCCGAATTGGCTAGTGTAGGTCTGCGCCATCGAAGAAAAGTTTTCTTGCAGCGTGCCCGCCTTCTGCCATTCGCGCTGCAACCAACCGGGCAGCACCATCGGCTGACGGTAGTCTACGCCATCATGGATGAGAGATGCCTCCGCTTCGCCAAACTCCGCCTTAAGCGTGGTCGGTGGGTAGATGATCTCAGGCGTTACTTGAGGCCGAAAGAGCGCGCGTATTTTGTCGAGAGCCTGCCGGATATGTCCCATCCCTCATAATCTCCTCGGATACATTCAGGGATATCATTAGTCTCTATCATATCATAACCGCCGCCATCCTCGATGGATGACGCATCTTCCCCCCAGGCCGCCATCGCTTCCGGTGGCATGGCCGCAAGCTCCTCCGCCCAGCGCGCGCGCAGGCTATCAATAATCCGAGTAACTAAACTGCGCTGAATCGGCATAGCCCACCTCCGCAACCTCATCACCGCCGCCCGCCAGCATTCCCCACGCCCCGGCTACGGCGTCTACTTGGTCATCATACGCGCCTAGCGGGAATGCGCATAATTCCCCAACAAAGCTCTCATTCCAATGCGCTTTAACCAAGTGTACCACGCCTGAGGCGCAATGAGCGACGAATGGAAGTGCATTCGTGTATTTGTCGCGGTCCTTGGGATAACCCCATATCTGATACCCGCGTAGGCGCTTATCGATGTTAAGCGCCTGTATGGCCTTGCTCATGTAGCCCGCTTCTTCAATCCCCTGCGCCACGTTTGGCCCGTCTTGCAGCATGACCGTTGCCATCCATTCGGGAAGGTTGCCCCAATCGACCATATCGCGTTTCACGTCCTCAACGTAGATGTGCCCATCTTCGCCCTCTGCCAAGAGAATGCCCGCTGTGTAATCGGCGCTTGTCTTCTCGCTCATCGCCAAATCCCAAAAACGCACGCGCCTGATGATGCGCGGTAGATCGTGCGAAGAGACGCGCAGCGCAAACCAATCGCGCTTGAAGAGGTTGCCCCCCGCAGGCGTGGGCGATTGCTGATACAGGCTCGACCAGCCATATTCCCCCATGCGCGTGCGGATAAGCGAGAGCGTATCGGCGTTGTATCGCGCAGGCCATAACGCTTCACCTACCTTGCGCCCAAGTGGGTCGCGCGCCGCTTGCTCTTCCGTTTCGATGAGGGCCGGAATAGTGATGCACTCGACGTTTTCGAATTGGTTTTTGATGCGCCCGATGGGGTCGTCTTCATGCCAGCGAGTGCCCATGACAATGACGGCCCCGCCAGGCTCAAGGCGCGAATAAATGTCATTCGTGAAGGCATCCCACACGCTATTTCTGACAGTCTCGCTCTCCGCATCCTTGCGCCCTCTGATCAGGTCATCGCAGATCAGCAGATGCGCGCCCTTACCCGTTGCGCCACCAAGAATGCCCAGCGCCTCAAGGCCGCCTTCGCCGTCGCTGTCGATAATCTCGAAGCTGTGTGCAGCGGAGGACTCCTTAGAAACGCGCGTATGCGGGAAAGTCTCGCGGAAGCGCGTGGTGTAAATCATGTTGCGCACGCGCCGCCCAAATTTGGTGACGAGTTCGGCCTGATAGCCCGTGAGCATGACGCGCTTATCCGGGTTGCGCCCAAGAAACCAAGCCGGCAGGAATTGCGACACGGAAAAAGACTTGCCATGACGCGGAGGCATCTCGATTACCAAAAACTGCGTGCCCGATGTGCCGCCTGTCTCGATGTATTCGACTACACGCATGAGCGCCTCATCCACCAATTCGAGATGAGGCGCGTGCACATAGCGTGTGTAGATGTGCTCCTTAAAGCCTGTCAGGCTTTGGCGCGCGTATTCCACCTGCGCGTCATGGAGTACGTCAGCTTTTGAGGGCTTGGATAAATTCACGCAACTCTTGCCTGTTCATCTTGCTGAAATCAATCGCCACGCGGTTTTCTACTGCCCCGCCATTGTCGCCCGTAATCTCGCGCCGCTCCGGTGCATTCAGACCAAGAAGCTTGGCGCGCTGCTCAGCAATGCGCAAGGCCACCGTAATGGCTGCCGTGTCGCCTTCGCGCAACTTCTTTTCCATCGAGCTCAAGTACATGTCGAGGCGCTCGATCTCCAAGGTGCGCAGGCTCTCCGCTTCCTTCACGTTCTCCGCAATAGCACTTGCTAGCGCCTGGCGAATGTCCTCGTGAATCGTGGCCACGCCCACACCAAGCCGCTTGGCAATCTCGCGCATCGACAGGCCATGCTTGCGCAATTCAAGCGCCTCGTGCCTGCGCTCTTCTATGTTGATCTTGCGCGCCGCGCTTCGCTTTCCTTGTGCCATCGCGTTCGATTGCCTCTAAGTTCGTCTTATCCCAAGTCTTGCCCCATTATATCACAGAGTAGTTTCTATTTCGCAAATCGCTTCCCCTCCCCTGCCCTGCTGAGCTTGCAACCAAGCAAAAGAGGGGCAGCGGAAGGCGGTAGGGCAGGGCGAGTGAGAGTTTGCCGCCCGCGGAAAGGTTATAGTTGCAGCGTGTTTTGCGCAGAGTGTGGTAGAATGTCTTTACACGGGAAACCCACAGGCAGTTGGTTCCCCTCCTGTTTCCGGCTGCCTCCCGTGTTTCAAAAGGCGCGCTGTCCTGGGCGCGCTTTTTCATTCCCCCAATTCCCCTATTTGCTGTAAATTGGTGCTTAACAAGCAAGGCAATTCATGCTATTATTTAATCATAGACAGCGCCCACCAACAAACAGGAGACCCAGACCATGACCAGCACTCAGAAGATCGAACAACTGAAGGAACAGGCGCGCGAGTGGCAGAAAGTTTTGTACAACGCCGCGCAGATGCGCAACGCTCGCCGGGCTGGGCGTGCTCACCGGGAACTGAATAAGCTTTGGGCGCAGATCGACGCCCTGAAGAAGGGTTAAGCCGAAAGCGCCTTCGGGCGCTCCAGCGGGACTAGCCGCCCGCTGCTGATGAGGCAGGCTAAACAGGAGAGCTAACCATGACCAACCCCATGCTTGACCAACTGACCGCCAATGCTGAAGAATTGGCCGATGTGGTAGAACTGCTTTGGTACGACCTCCCTGGTGCGGGCACGGGAATTGCCCTTGAGGATACTGCCGAGTGGCGCGAGTACGTGCAGGCTTGCGCGGAATTGCGCGAAGTGCAGAAGCGCATTATGGAGGTGCGCTCATGACCGACGAGGAGCGCGAGGCGCTCGTGCAAAAGTTGCAAAAGGTAAAGGATGCGCGCGCGCGTTATGCGTTCGAGCATTTGGAAACAGGAAACAAGGTGGCGCTGAAAATGCGCAATGAGTTTCACGCCATAGTACTTAGAATTGAAGAAGAGCTGAGAAAGGCTAACTCATGACGCCCAAGCAGGAACGCGTATTGCAAGAACTGATCGACGCCGCAGAGGCCGCCTGCGTTAATTACCATCTTTGGTTCAGCATTCATTACTCCCGCGACGAGGAAGCTGACCTTCCCCGCTTCAAAGCGGCCTTGCAGGCGGTGCGGGAATTGCTCGAAGAGGAGGAACTCGCATGAAGATCGCCCACCGTCAAGGCTTCTACCATTGGCGCGAATGCTTGGCCCAGGCGCTCACGTTTAAGAAGGACGTAGAGACGCTGCAGACCGTCGAGAAGCTGCGCGACTTCGTACCCATGTATGAGCGCTCAATGGACATGTGGCATGGCATGGCGCTCGAAGCGTACGCCAAACAGGAACAAGTCAGAATGCTCGAAGGCGCGCCCTATTGCTACGACGCGCTGCATTACGAGGAGGTATAATGACCGATCTTTTGCACGACCTGCCCCGCGCGCGCGCAAGAGAAGCCGAGGCGCTCGAATGGCTGCTGCTCGCGCTGCAATGGCGACACGTGAGCAAAGGCGCTCATTTGCACGCGCTTGCCGTAGTGAAGGCCGCGCGAGCCGCGCGGGCATGGCGAATGAAACTTGAATCTATACAGGAGGAGAAGAAATGAGCAGTATCGACGCACGCGAACGCACAAGTGAGATCATCAAGGCCTTTTTCGAGGCCAACCCGGACACGCGCAAATGGTTTGCGTACAAATACGAGAGTGGCGAGCCCCTCTACAATACCATCACGCGCATCGTCATCGAGATGCGCATCAAAGGCTACGCGCTGCCTGACGAAACGCGCGACGTGTGGGACAACCGTTTTTGCACCATCATCGCCAATTGGCCAGCACAGGAGGACGAATGAACGACAAACTGAAAGGCCTGCTCATCGTCGCCTATCTGAAAGGCGGAGAGCGTCTGCCCATCAGCAGAAAGACCACGCTGAAAAAGTTGCCTGCCGAGGCCGCCGCGCGCGATTGGTACTGCGTCTATACCTACGATCAGAAGCCCATCCTGAATAGCGTCAAGCACGCGAAAGCGCTGGACGTGGAATTTAGCTATGCGTACAACGCGGAATTGGACGTGCTTTGGGTAAAGACGGAGTAGCACGCGGCGCATTCTGTGGTATAATAAGTGAGTAGAAGCGGCGCGGGATGACGACCTGCGTTTGAGTAGACAAGGCAAGCAGGATGCTTCACAAACTAACGAACACCCAAAAGGCCTCTTTCGGGGGGCGAAGGTTTCAGCGGACTAGTCACCCGCGTTGCTTGCCTTTCCTTCGCTATCCGAACGAGGCTTTTTGTATCCAATCAAAGGAGCGCAGTATGCTATATGAACCGCATGAATACGCGAATTTGTTTCCGCGTCTGACCGAGGGCGAGCTTGCTGAGCTTTGCGCAAGCGTGAAAGAGCACGGGTTGTTAACCAGCATTGTGCTATACCAGGATCGCATCCTTGACGGACGCCACCGCTATGAAGCCTGCCAGCGCGAAGGCATTGAACCGCGCTTTGAACAGTTCCGAGGCAGTGACGAAGAAGCGCTTGCATTTGTGATCGCCATGAATGCCACGCGCCGCCACCTCACCGCCAGCCAGCGCGCAGCAATTGCAGTCAGGTTGCTACCGATTTATGAAGCACAGGCCAAGGAACGCCAGCGGGCAGCGGGTGGGGATAGGAAATCTGATGAAGCAAAATCGCTTTTCCCAAATTTGGGAAAAGCGATTGATCCTGAACCTGTGCACGCTGACCGAGCCGCGGCCGCCGCGATGGGCGTAGGCCATGGGTACGTCAGCGAAGCCAAGCGCCTGCAGGAGCGCGCGCCTGAATTGTTGCAGCGCGTGGAAGCGGGCGAGCTAAGCCTGCAAGAGGCCAAGCGGGAAGTGAAGAAGGCGGAACAAGCAGAAGTAAGGGCCGAAAGGCGAGCCGCTGCAATTCCACATCAGTCGTTTAACGTCATTTATGCTGACCCTCCTTGGCAGTACAACAATTCAGGCTTTGATGGTTCAGCACAAAGCCAATACGACACCATGCCCACCGGTGCGATCTGCAATGTGCTGCAGGAGTTTGACATTGAAGAAAACGCTGTGCTGTTCCTTTGGGTGACTAATCCGCTGCTTGAAGATGGGTTGAAGGTGTGTAAGGCTTGGGGCTTTGAGTACAAGACCAAGTTCACTTGGTACAAACACCAAGCGCCGGGATTGGCGTTTTATGGCTATTCCAAGACCGAGGATCTGTGGATTTGTTCTCGCGGGTCTTTTCTTCCTGAGTATAAGCCCGTGCTTTATATTGACGAGCAGAGGACATTTCACAGCCGCAAGCCTCAACAGGTGTATGACATAATCGAGCGCATGTATCCGGGCGCTTCATATCTTGAGTTATTTGCCCGACAGGTTGAAGGGCGAGAACGCTGGACGTTTTGGGGGAATGACGTATGAGAGCCGAGCCAAGCAGAGACGCACGAAGCTATAGTGGTCATTACATGGAAGTTGGGTCAAAAGTAGAGGCGATCATCATGGACTACCTCCGCAGTCAGCGGCGCGTTGCTAGCGTGCAAGACCTCCGAGACATTCCAGAGTTTCGCGCCCAGGACGTAGACTTTTGCGTCATAATGGAAGATGGGCGCAGGGTCTTAGTAGAAGTCAAAAGCGACTACTACTTGGGCCAAAGCGGTAACATCCTTTTTGAGCTTAACCGCGTTTATCACGATTCCAAAAGCGTACAGATTGGATGGAGCGCGCGCACCCCTGCTGAATGGGTCATTTACTACGGCCCCCAAATAGGAGAAATTTGGCAGGTCAAGACGTGCAATTTGCAGCAGGCTTTTCACGCCTACCTGATCGCAGAGGGCAACAAGGCGCGCATAATCTCAGTGCCCACCGACGCGAAGGTAACTACTATCAACGTCCTGATCCCTGAACACTATATTCAGAACATTCACAAAGTGAAGATTGCGGAGCAACCAAAATGAGTAACCAGCTACTAACTCAGATATGGAACGGTGAAGGATGCGAACACATCAAGGGGAACGACCTTCTTGTTATGCTTGCGCTTGCAGACCAGGCGAGTGACGAAGGCTATTGTTGGCCGAGCCGCAAGACCATCGCCAGGCGCGTAAGGCTGAGCGAGCGCGGCATTACGCAAATCATCGCCCGACTGGAGGCGCTTGGACACATTCGTCGCGTGATGCGCTATAGCAAAACAGGCCAGCGCAGCAATGGTTATTACGTGTACCCCCTTGCACAGCCATGCACCCCCCCCTTGCACGACTGTGCACCCCCCCCTTGCACAGCCATGCACCCAGAACCATCATTAGAACCATCAGTAAAACCTATTGCTGCTACGCCTGACGGCTTGCAGACGCGCGGTCTATCGCAAAATACTTCAACCATGGTGAATGCTCAATTAGACGCGCCCGCCTCATCACCACTGTCTGACTTGGCAGAGGAAGCTGAGCAAGCGCCCAACCCTGAACCCGCTAACCCCATGGTAGAAGATCAAGCCAAGGCCAACACCTTGCCTCAAGAGAAAAACAGCATAGCGCCTGCGCCCAAGCCCAAGAAGGAGAAGAAGCCCCGCGAGCGTAACGCCATGTATGACGCCATTGAAGACGTGTGGGGCTACATGGGCGCGCGCAATGTGCAATACCAGCGCTTGCTGAGTGGCACGCCAATTGCACCATTTAGCGAATACGTGCATGAGGAATTGAAAGCGCAACCGGTCACGCCCGACGAATTGCGATCCTGGGCGCAGTGGTGGAAGGGGCAGCATCCGACTTTGACGCTTGTCAGCAAGCCTGACACCATGCCAAAGAGCATCTTGGAATGGCGCGCTTTGCAGAAGCCTCGGCAGGAGAGCGAGCAAAGGCAGCAGCAGCACGAGGCGCGCGCGGCGATCTGGGCGCAAATGCAGGCAGGGGCGTGATGGAAGAGCTAATTAACCAAATCCACCACACAGACGCCTTAACGCTGCTGAACGCGCTGCCTGCAAACAGCGTGGATGCCATCGTGACGGATCCGCCGTATTTTCTGCTAGGGCATGAATGGGATCAGCAATGGCGCAGCACAAGCGAGTTTATTGAATGGTTGCGCGTGTTCGTAAAGGAATTTCAGCGGGTGCTGGTTCCGAACGGTTCGCTATATATTGCGTGCAGCCACAAGCTACAAGCCCGCGTTGAAGTGCTGATCGCTGAATACTTTCGAGTGCTGAACAACATCGTGTGGGCGAAGTCACAATCGACAACGCTGCAAACGGATCGCACCGCGATGAGAACGTATATCCCGGTTACTGAGCATTGGATTTTTGCTGAGCACCTCGAAGGCGATAGCCCCGCGATGAAAGAAAACGGGTATCACGCGCAGTATGAAAACGCAAAGCGAGAATTAAGGCTTGGCGTTCTGGCTGATTATTTGGCTGATGAGTTTGCACGGGCCGGGGCAAGTCACCGCGAGATTGCAGCGCTTTTCCCCTCCAGAACTGGCAACATGACAGGCTGCGTTAGCAACTGGTTGCTGGGCTACAACATTCCGACAGAAATTCAATATCATGCCATGCGCGAGTATCTGAATCGTAAATCTGGCGGCCAATACCTGCGGCGTGAGTACGAATACCTGCGGCGTGAGTACGAAGACCTGCGGAGTGAGTACGAAGACCTGCGGCGTGAGTACGAAGACCTGCGGCGGGCGTTCTATCTGGATGAAGCTGGCGATAACGAGCTGAACGTGTGGACGTTCAAACCTCCTAGCAAGCGCGTGCATCCTACACAAAAGCCCGTCGCTATGATGGAGCATATTCTACGGGTAAGCACCCGGCCGGGCGCGCTGGTGCTCGATCCGTTTGCAGGCAGCGGCACGACCGCAATTGCGGCGCAACGTCTAGGGCGGCGCTTCATCGCGTGCGACATGAATGAGGAATACGTGCAGATCGCCCGCCTGCGCTTGCAGAATGATGATCCGCACAAGCCCACCGTACTAAGCAATGGAGCCAAGCAGCTCAGCCTGTTTGACGGCGCTTAACCTTGCCGCCGGATGCAAGCTTTGTATAGCAGCGCCTGACATAGGGCGCAAGGTGGCGTAAAATGAGAGTTAACAGGACGCATCACACAGGAGAAATTCGAATGACTGACCAATCCACTATTCTACGCGCCGCCGAAATTCTCGCGGCGTCCGACTTCAACGTACTGAATGCGGCACTCGGATGGGCGCTGTGGAAGGCAGCCCCGGCATGGGACGACGGGCTGAGCTTTGATGAGGCAGTAAGTGCGTTGATCGCAGTGGAGCGCAGGGCTAAGCAATTGAGAGAACAGGAGGGCAAGTGATGAGGACGATCTACCGAGTATACATTGACCCTTACCGCGTGATGGAGGACTGCCATTATTCCACGCTTGAGACCGCCAAAGAAGCGGCCGTAGAGTTGATGCACGGCTGGGCCGAGCGCTTCGAGGAAGATGGCTACCCACCAATTCCTGAGGAGGTTGTCTGGAGGCAGGACCCCAAAATGCCGGAGCGCATCGAGCCTTCCAACGTGCCGCAGTATATGGGCATTGGCACGGCGGGCTATTGCTTCATCGAGTTTATCCCCGTGTACGATAGCGTGGAAGAAAGGCGCTGGTCATGACAACCGACTTTTGGGACCAACCCGACGACAAGCTGCGCGCCTTCATCGCCTTCGATACTAGCGCCAATTCCTTCCTGCAGGCGCTCTATGCGGGATGCGAACAGGGCTATGCGGAATTGCGCTTGATCCAACAAAGCACCGGGGAAGTGAGGAAGATGTGGAGGCGACTTCCCATTGAGTGGATTGACGAGGACGCATTGTCAAACGTACTGAAGATGAATGAGCGCGGGTGGCAGTGCAACCTGCGCATTGGCATCAGCGCAGAGAAGGAGAGCCGCTCTTCATCTATCACGCACCTGCCCGCGCTATGGGCTGACGTGGACGCGAAGAATTTTGGCGACAGCCTGAATGCTGCATTCATGGCCATTCTCGATGTACCGATCCTGCCTAACATATTCGTAAAATCAGGCGGCGGTTGGCACGTGTACTGGCTGCTTGATGCGCCTCTTGCGTTGGTTGACGACGCACGAAGGGAAGAAGTGAAGCGAGTATTGAGGGGGATGGCCAAAGCGGTGGGCGGTGATGAGCAGGCGTGCTCGATCTCCAACACGCTCAGGCTTCCCGGCTCGCTCAACTGCAAATACCCCGACGGACGGCGCGCGACGGTGGAGGGGAGCATCAACCCGCACCGCTACACCTGGGAGGAACTGCGTTTTCATTTTGCGCACTTCTCGCCACCGCCACCGAAGAAGCGGCGCGACTATTACCCGGAGAAGATCGCAGGACTACCCCGCAGGGCTGAGGAATACCTGACCTATGGCGCGCAGCGTGGGGAGCGCAACGCGCGGCTTTTTGCGGCGGCCTGCTCCTGCGCGGCGGCGGGACTTGGGCGCAATCAAACCGAGCTAGCCTTAAGTGGGCGCGCCTTGGCTGATGGGCTGAGCGAGCGCGAAATTCGCACCACGATCAACTCGGCCTTTGCGCAAGACCGCAGCGCAGCGGGTAACCACCTGACCACTATAGCGCGATACGAGGACGGGCGATGAAAACCCCACACCGACTAAACAGCAGAAAGAAGAGGCGGGCGCGTTGGCGGTTGAGATGCGAGGCGCTGAGAATTAAGCGCAAACACGCGCCAATCCTGTCCCGCATGGTAGAGATTGAAAGGCGTAAATTGATATGAGCAACTGGGAGGTGAGTGCTGATCTCGTCTTGGTAGTGCTGGCGGGTGAGCAGCGAGACGGCAAAGACGAGCACTTCATTCGCGCACTGGAGGCGGGCTTTGATGCTCGCCACCTGCCCGACGGCAAAGCGCGTAACCTGTGGAAGACGATGCAAGACTTTCGCCGCAACAATACGCCGCTGCAACCTGGGGCAGTCGATGCGCCGATGATGGCGTACCTGACTAATCTCCTCACCACCTATGGCGACACGGGCAAGAGCAGCCTCACTGGCGGCGTCTTTGATGTGAATGTGAAGAAATGCAAGGAGCACGCGGCGCGCGCTCTCACGCTCAGAGCCTTGCGCGAGACGGCGGCGCAGATTGAAGGCAATGGCGCGCTCGCTCCTGCGCTCGCCTATCTTGAGGACCAACTCAAGGCCACGCGCACCGGGGATGAAGCCGTGAATGGCGAGACCGCTGCTGAGCTTGGTCGCACATTTCGCGAGCGCATGACCTCGCCACCGCCTCCGCTGCACAAGTTCGGGTTAGCGACGATTGACGAATGGACAGCGGGCGGCATTCCTGCGGGCATGGATTACGTATTGAGCATTGCAGCGCCCGCCAAGAGCCGCAAGACGAGCTTGGCCCTCAACATGGTCTTAAATTTTTTGCGGCAAGGCCTCTCCTGCACCGTTTGTATGCTAGAGGACAACCGAGACCGCATCACGGCAACGCTTGTCTGCATGATGGCCATTGATTGGATGATGGCGCGCGGCATTGCTGACCAACCCACGCGCCCAGGCTCGCCTATTCTCAATCGCAACATCAGCGCCGATCTGCTCTTCAAACACGGCAACAAAATCTTCTCCTGGCAGGATGAGCGCGTGAAGGCACTGCAGGCCGCCATAGATGAGTATGAAGGCTTTGCCGGGCGTTTGCGCATTTACGATCAGACGCGGGCGGGCGGTGGCGTGGCCGGGATTGCGGACCTGCAGCGCGTCTTAGAGCGCGATCTGCTTGTGCGGGGCAGGCCCGATCTGGTCATGCTCGACCACGCGCAGCGCATTACCGATGGCGATGGCGACTACCAAAAGTTGCAGATCGTGGGGCATTTTGTGGAAGGCTTTGCAAGGCGCGAAAGACTGGCCTTGGTGCTGCTGGCCCAAACGCGCAGTGGCACAGATGGCACGATGGACGACGCCGCCACGCGCGGCGGGACCAAGTTGGATGAGATGAGCGACGCGCTGATGGGCGTGCGGTATGACGAACTCACGCCGGAGCAGATACAAGTCAAGATGTTCAAGCAGAGACGCGGCCCATCGGGAATGCGGGCCTCTTTGCTCATCAACCCGGACACCGGGCGCATCCTGAATGGCGGGCAGAAGGCGCAAAGCTTGAACCTGAATGACTTGTAGATTGCAGTAAATTGGTTGTTGACAAGAGGGGCGGAATGTAGTATGATTCATTTAACAGGAGCAAGCCAAATGGAACCCCAACTACCCCGCCACGAACCAACCTACACCTACGAAATTCAGCCCGATTTCTCGCAGCGCGAGCACGAGCTAAGCTTTGCGGGCGAGGCTGAAGAGGCTTGGACCGATGCCCGCGAAGGGCGCGATGAACTGGGGAGATACTAAGATGGCTAACACAATTAAGCCCATCACGCTTTCTGACCACCTGCGCGCACATGCGCAGGACTTCGCCGAACAGCGCCGTGCTTGCTGGAACAGAAGCGCAGCAGATGACGCGATCCGCGCAAGCATTTTTGAAGTAGTGCTGAACGACGTAGCGGGCGCACCTGCTCCTCTGCGCTTTGCTCAGACAGGCGCGCGCAACTGGACAATCGACACGATGCACGGGCAAGCCTATGATCTGGCCGTGCGCATTATCGAGACTTGGAATGAACGCGAAGGAGTAACCTCATGCTAGACTACCACGAAGAAATGCCGCGTTGCCAAGACGGCTGGTACTGGGCCGGGTCCAATTTGTGGCTGATCGAGTTTCTCGGCAATGGTGAGGGCTACGTGGTCGACTTTGACACGTATGCTGAGCACGAAGCGCTAGGCTATGGCAAGCTCACGCCATCCACCCCGGCCATTGAGTTGGACGAGCTTGGCCTGACCCGCGCTGCAACCTGCGCTGAAGTGGAGGTTGAGCTTGATAAGGTGCGCGATGAGTTCGATAGCTCGTGGCGCGAGGATAGATGGACTACCGTTGATCGACTTTTCGATGAGAGGAATGGCAACTGATGGATATGCAAATTGTCGACTACTGCCGCGAACAGGCCAAGCTGTACTATGACAAGAGCGTGATGGCAGAAGAACAACAAGACGTGGAGAATTATTTCGAGGCGCTGATCCTTGAAGAAATCTTCACGGCGGCCTGCGCTTTTCTTCATCCGCACCCGGTGGTGTGGGTGCATGACGCGCTGATCCTGTGGCGCGAAAGTTCGGTAGTGCCTCGCTATTTGCGCGTAGCGCAGCGCAAGCTCAGTGAGTGGACTGCCCGCCACGTCATCACGCGCAATGCCTGGTACACGGACGCCGATGACACGGTTTGGTATATCGAAATCAACGGCGAGACTCTTACCATTACCGCGCTGGGCGCATGGATACAGGCATTCTTAAGCGGAGAGAACCCTATCTCGTTTGAGATGCCACGCAACGAGAATGCAATCGTTGGCTTGGCCGACTATGACACGGTGGCAGACGCAGTCGACGCCTACTACAACACCGAGGGCCTGACCGATTACGAGGGCATTGATGAGGTATATGAAGCCCTTCACGCGTTCTATAAGGAGACCAACTAATGGCCACAAAATTCAGCAGCTCACACTCGTTCTTCAACGTGCCCGCGTCGCGCCTGCACATCACGCAACGCCCGCTAGACTACACTACAAGCCCTCAGTCGCTCACGCCTGAGCAACTGAAGGACCTGGCGCTCCATACGGTGGCGATCTGGATTGAACTCCACGACGCACTACACGCTGGCGTGAAGGAGTTGACCGAGGCAGCGCAGCAGACCGCGCTCTCACGTGCTGGCATTGGCACGGACGGCATTCAGGATGAACCGCTGGCGAGCGTCTGGGGGCCTGTCAAGTTCAAGAGCCTGGAATTCACGTTGACCGTCCATAGCGACACGCTACCGCAGGACGCGCTAAGCGCCGCAATTGCGCATCTTCTGACCATTCGTGCATTGCGTGAAGAGTTTGGCGCAGTGGAAGAGAAGTCTGATCCTGCCCCGCAAGCGCCCAAGAGCGCCGCACCTGCGCTAAAAGTCGTGGCCAAAGCTGATCCACGCGAGACGCGCGAGGCCGTGCACTTCGAGACCTTCGATGGCAAGGAGAAAGAGCAGCACGTAAACGCGGGCCTGATCTCCTTCGACGTGCATCAGATCGAGCGGCAATTCTCGCCAAAGGGTGATAAGTTCTGGACGTTCTATGGCTTCTTCAAGGGCCGCGAATCTCAATACCCCTGCGCAGGCGTGCGGGTGTATGAAGACGCGAAGTTCCTGCCGGATGACGTGAAGGACCTGCTGAGCGCCATTGAAGGCGAGCGCGAAGGCCTTTGGCGCGTTGTGGCTAGCGTGGTCGAGAAGGCGGGCAAGGTGTATTACAACGTGCAGTCCATTTCACCAATGAGCGCCTCGGAAGTTGAAGCGCAGGCGCTTGACGATGACGAAGGTATTGATTATCAGAGTGAAATCCCGTTCTAGGAGGACGACATGCCAAAAACCAACCCCACTCCGGCCAACCTGCAAAAGCACATCGTGGCGCGCGTCTTGCTCAATGGCGAGTCGCGCCAAAAGTTTGAGCGCGAGTATGGGCTATCGCGCCAATCGGTGCACCAATATATTCAAAAATGGCGCGATCAGGTCTGCGAGGACTGGCTCGACCCGCGCATGGCCTTGTCGTTTGAAGAGCTACTCAAGCAGATGGAGGCGTGATAATGCGCATCGGACTGAAACCCGGCGTATTTAGTAAACGAATGAGGGCGTTTCTTGAAGCGGATTTACCCTTTTCAGGATGGGTAAACTTTCGCGACTGGGTAGCGTCTTCTAAATTCGACCTCTCGATCAACGCGCACGGCTGGACCATCAAGGCAGGCGCGCGTGAACTGACCTGCGAAGATGGCGAGGTGATGGGCGATCCCTGGTTGTTTTTTTGGCTGACCGGGGATGTAAGCCGGATGCTGCCGCAACCTGAGCACGACCTGAGCGACTTTGTCGACGAGTTAGGCGCTGTATCTTTGGAGATGCTACGATGAAGAAGCCTAAACCGAAACGAGACGTGATGGTCGCTGCAGGGGCCTGGGGACCTTGGAGCAGCAAAGAGCAGGAGCGCCACGCCTTCCAAGCCTGTGATCGCCTTGCAGCAGCAGATAACCCGGCCTGCCATCGGGACAGGTGGGGCGCGGTCAAGTGGTTGGTAGGGCGCTTATGGCCGCTCCTCGTGTACAAAAACACGAAGGATCGTCTGCGCATCATGTTTACGCACGACAAAAACCGCATTCTGATTGTCGGCGCGGGTGATCGCAGCAGCGTTTATGACAACCCTGTCGCACGCAGAGCGGCGAAGCGCCTGCAGGAGCGTGGATAATGTGGCGCTGGCGCAGTGAGCGCGGCCACGGCACGGGCTTCGTGTATGCAAGCGCGGAGGCAGCTTTGCGCGGCATTATCGAGGACATGGCATGGCTGCGCGACACGATGGGCATTACAGACGAGCGCTGGCACTGCGAAGAGCACTTGCACACCTACCGCGTCGAATGGACCAACCCGCGCAGCGGCTTACCGCAGTGGACGCGCTATTGGATTGATCGCGCCGAGTCAGTGGGCGAAATGGGTGATGATAGACTGGAGATGAGCGAATGAGCACTACTGTTTTTGTGTTATTTGAATACCGCCAACCAGAACCGCCCGTTTTAATTGGCGCGTATGATGAAGAATACCGCGCGGATGAGGCTATCGGGTGGTATATGACGGGCGGCGACTGCCAAGCGATGGTCTTAAAGCGCAAACGCCCCAACCGCACCGAGTGGATTTTTGAGGCCCTCAACCGCAAGTTTGTAGCCTTCGAGGTTGCGATTAACCACCAAACTCAAGCTGGGCTGCTAGTAGGCGAACGACCAATAGGAGACCGCCGCGATTTTGCTATTGCCGAGATGCTGCTAGGAATGGGTATACAAGATACCCCCGCAAACAAGATG